GAAGAACTTACTGATTTTGCAGTATCAGAAAATATGCCTTTAACAAATGCACAAATAATGGCATTGTTAAAATAATTGGAGGAAAATTAGATGTTCGATATTTTAAATAACTGGCTAAAAGGTGAAAACCTTGAGACTCCAAAAAATATTTCTAGTGATGTTGAAGAATCAAAACTTACTGAGATAATAAACAGAAGTACTGTTGCAAAGAAGGTATATGGTTCACCTCAATCTATGTTTGGAGAAGGTTATCAGTTCTTCATAGGGGATGAGAAATCCGAGAGAAGAAATTTGATGTGTACTAACATGGATACACTTCTGTATGAATTAAAAAAAGAGATTACTAAACAACCTTTGCTAGGAAGAGTTATTAGAAATATATCCAAAGGTGTTTTAAAGAACGGTTATACGTTTAAATCACCTAATAGAAACAATTTAAAGAAAGAACAACAAGTTCTTAATCGTTTTAATGAAATTATTCAAAATACTTCTTATGAAGAACTTGAATTTATTCAAGAAATCCTTTCTAATCTGATTAAATATTCAAATGCCTTTATTGTACCCATTAGGGATGAAAATAAAAAACTATCACAAGCCTTGGTTGTTCAAAATCAAGGCTGGTCAGTTAAAACGCATATTGGAACTAGCCATGCTACTGAATATTGGTTCGAACCTATTGGATATAATGGCGAAAAGTTACAAAAGAAAGCGTATAAAACAGATTATGATGTGTGGCATTTTGCTTTCAATAAAGAATCAGATGAAATTTTTGGGATGCCTATTTGGTGTTCCGTCATTCCTACCATTCGAAAATATAACTATCTTATTTCCGCTTCTATAGATTCTTATTCTGACCAATCCCTTGAAAGAACTATTTATGGTGTCGGTGTTACTAAAAATGGTGGTATCAAAGCAGTTACACCAGAAGCTTTTCAGTTTGTGCAAGAACAACTTGCCAATGGACAAGACGATATAATTGCTGATATGCCAATTGATGTTAATACAATTAGTAAAACCTACACATCCCCTGACAAAATACTAGACGTACTTTCATTACAAGTAATAGCTGGTCTTTATACTTCAGAGAGCCAATTAGGTAAATCTGGAGCAGGAAGGCAAGATGCTGAAACTCAAGAGAATAATACTAATGCTATTATAGAAGACTTCCAAAGTGCTTTGGAAAATCTTCTTAACAAAACAATAGTTAGGGAAATCTGTAAAGAGTTATTTGGGGATAATAAAGGGGATAATAATATCAAAATAAGATTTACTGAAAGTTTCAATACAAGAGAAAGAAAAGAAAAGCATGCAATTTATAAATTCCAAGGTGGAGTAATTGACTTAGATGAAGCTAGAAACGAGTGTAATTACTATACACCATTAAATGCTAAGAAAACTTTCAATGCACTTTATAACCAATCTGAAATTGATGGTAGTGTTGAGAATAGTAATAATCCTTCTAATCAACATACGAGTGGAACAGGAACAACTAAGAAATCTACAAAACAATAGAAAAGGAGGGTAAAATGCCGAAAATTATAATTACTGATAATATTGACTTATCAAATAAAGATGGTTTTTCAAAAGACGATTTTTATGCAGATAAGAGAAATTCTGTAATAACAAGCGATGCTAAAGCAAACGCAAACGTATATAAGGGAACTAAAAAGTTCTATGCACTTCTTTCTACTTCTGATAAAGAGATAAACAATAGAATGTATAGCAGTTCTTCATGGAAGAAAACTGTAATGGATGGTGCTTGGCAAGGAAAACCATATAAAAAGCCAATTCTTAGAAATCATGACCTTTACAATTCTACTCCACTTGGAAGAATTAATGATTCATTCTATATTGAACACAATACATTAGAGGTTTTTAATAAAGATAACAATGTTTTACCTCAAGCTGTTATTGACAATTATATTAGTCAAGGTTGTTTTGAAAGTGGTAGTGCATCAGTAATTGTTGAGTTTAATGCTGATGAAGATACAGCAAAAAGATTAGTGGACGGTTTAGATTTAACTGTTTCTCAATCTTCTTTCATGAATAAAGCAACTTGCAACATCTGTGGGAAAGACTATTTCCAAAGTGGGGGATGTAACCATGTTGCAGGAACAACTTACGAAATAGAAAAAGATGGAAAAAGTGAAAAAGTAAAATGTGTTTTACACACAGAAGACTATGAACCAATTGAACTATCTTTTGTAAACCTTCCTGCTAACGATACTTCTACTGTTTTTGTTTTTGATGGTAAAAATGAAAAAGTTAAAAACAAGGAAAAAGAAGAGGAAGAAGAGGTTAAAGAAGAGCCTAAAAAAGGCGAAAAGAAAGAAAAAGAAGAGGAAGAAGAAAACTCTTCTGAAGAAAAAGAGAAAGAAAAAGATAAGTGTAAAACTAAAAAAGCTAAAAAAGATGCAAAAGAGGATATGCCTAAATTTGACGAGTGTGAAAAACCAGTGCAAAATGTATCCATTGATAATCAAGAAATAATTCCAACGGAGGATGCTATGTGGAAAAAGTTTGCTAAAGACCACTACTCTTCTCAAATAAAAGCAACTATTGCTGACAACGAAGAACTTCTGAATTGTTTTGGTGATTTGTTTGAAACAATGACACAAGACCAGACTGAAGTTTTCAAAAATTTTGTTGACGCATTACTTGCGACTGCAAATGCAAAAGATGCTGTTGTTACAGTTGTTGAAGAAGAAGTTGAAGTGCCTGCTGACCCAGTAGTTGAAGAAGAGGTTGAAGAACCTGTTGAAACTGCTGAACCAGAAGAAGCACCTGTTGAGCCAGAAGTTGAAGTTGTTGAAACTGAAGCTAAAGAAGACGGTTCTAAAGAAGATGCTGTTAAAATAGTATTTGGACAAGAACAAACAAAGAAAACAAAATTAAATGTAGATAATAAAGCGTTACAAGCTATTATTGAAAACATAAGATTTTAATCGGAGGTAGAAAATGTTTAGAAAAGAAACTCACAAAATTACTTCTGGATTTAGAGGAACAGTTCATGAAGTAATGACATCAGGTCACGGAACACCTTACGCTGACCCAAGACTAACTATAATAGAAGTTGAAGGATACGCTCCTGAAGGATTAGATATCGTATCTAACCAATCAATCGCAGTTGGAATTAATAAAGACGGATTCCTAGTACCATGTGATGGAACTGTAACTCCTTATGGAATAGCAGCTTTCCCGCTACTTGGAACTAAATGTATGTATGCTGACGCAGTACCAGGAGATTTCTCTAGTTACCCAACTCTTACAGAAGGTAACCTAACTATGACAGAAACTCTTCACCAACTAATCCCAACTGTATATCAAGGGCATACACTATTTGAAGCTGGATTAGCTTATAAAAAAGAAGGGGCTTCAAAAGACCTATTTGATTATGTAACTGGTGATTTATTAAGACCAATCGCTACAGAAGAAATTGAAGCGGCAATAGCTGATGAAACTCTACCAATTCTTTTCAAAGGAGAAAGTGCAGCTAACTGTCCAAAAACTAAAGCTATGTATGCAGGAACTATGGTTAAGTTCGGAGCTAAAATAGATGCAACTCCAGAAGGTGCAAATGATGCTAGAATGAAATGTGCAAGAGCTGCTCAGTTCAGAAATCCAGGAGTTTACAGAAACTATGCTTACAAAGGACACTGGGCATTTGATTATGACCTACAAGGACCAGCTACAGAAGGATTATCAAGAGGAGTATTTAAAATGATTGCACCAGTACTTGATAATGCTGAATATGCTGTAAAAATCGCTGAATACTATGTAACTATGTAATTTTGGAGGAAATAGATAAATGATACTTAAAAAAAGAATTTTTGATTATTCGCAAGAAGTGCTGAAAGACGCAATAAAATCATTCGTTGATACTCACAAGACTGCTAGAGTGTTTGAAGCTGAAAAACTAAATGAAATGGCAAAAGATGTAAATGGAGAAATAACAGAAGTTCCTGCATTTGTAGAAGTTGTTAAAACATTTGAAGATTTCGCAACAATCATTAATAACGGTGGTTTTGATGCTGAGACACAAGCTTATGTATCTGTTGAAGAATTAAATATCAGAATGGAAGATTTTGTTAAGAAAAGTGGATTAGCTACTGACTTCTCTATCAACACACTTGGATTTGTAGTTCAACAAACAATCACAAGACTAGTTAGTCAAATGGAACAACCAGAATTAGATGCTTGGATGTTAGTTTCTAGAGAACTAGTAATGAAAGAAGGTTCAGTACTATACAACGTAATCGTTGGAACAGATGGACACGCAACAGCAAGAATAGCTGAAGGTGGAGAGTTCAATACATTCAGACTAGAAAGTACAGAAGACTACATTAAAACAAGTGGAGGAAAAGTTGGTATCATGGCTTCTTACTCTAAAGAGGCTTTAGAAAGAGCAGGACTACAAGCTATAAAAATGCTTACAGACGCTGCACTTAATGATATGAGAAGATTTAAATCAGTTGAAGCAATTCACCTACTTGAATCAAATGCAAGAACTTACTTTGACGCACTAGTTCCAGAAAAAATGCCAAGTGGAGTTTCTTACTTTGAACCAACTAAAAAGAATGGAACTCTTCTAATGAGAGATATGGAAAAATTCTTTGCTGAAACTCAAGCTCTTGGATTTGACGTTGATACAATCTTCATCAACCCACTTGCATATGCAATATTCCTATATGAACCATCTGTTAGAGCTTACTTTGAGAAAAACGCTAACGTACACTTCTTAGTACCTAAGAAAAGAAATACTATTGGACACAACATGTTCACTAGAATGACTAAGAAAACATCTGGAACTGCAAAAGCAGCAGAAGGGTCAGAAGTAATCGCTCCTAATCTAATCCTAAACAAATCTCTAAACATCATTGTAACTCCAATCGTTAAATTCCACGCTGTTGGAAGTCAAATCCTAGAACCAAAAACTAGATATACAGCTAATCCAGTTGTAGCTCACGAAGCTGCACCAACTAACTGTGCTGACGTACTTTTAGTAGATAGTTCAAGAGCTTTAACTTATGTACATGATGGTAGAGGAGTAATGTCTGATACAATCGAAAACAGATTAAGAGATGTAACTCAAATCAAATTTAAAGCTTACTACAACTTCTTACTAGATAGAGACCATGGAGTATTCGCTTTCAGAAATATAAACATTACTGATGACGTATTTGACCCTATCCAAAAAGTTATGGTTACTATGAACCATTCAGATTTACATCCAAAAGCTAGCGTATAGTTTTAGTTGTAAAAACGTGGAACCACTAACAAACCTAGTAAAATCACGGTTCCATTATGGAACCACTTTAAAATAAAGCCTTTTAGGCAGTAAAAAGGCAGACATAATTGTCTGTCTTTTTTATTAAAAAATATGGGAGGAAAAATGAAGTTAATCAGATTGAAAACTGTTTATTATCTGAATTGGCAAGGAATTACTCTTACTCAAGAAAAGCCTTTTATTGAAGCTACTGAAAAGAATATAGAGAAGCTTCAAAAATATATTAAAGCAGGTTATGTTGAAATCGTTGAAAAAGAAGAAATGGAAAAAGAAGAAATAATCGAAATTCCCAAAATTGAACCGATTGTTAATCTTGAAAATTTTGAACAATTAAACGATGCCAATATCACTACTGAAATAAAAAGAATTTATGAATATACTCACGATGAACTTAAAGCTTTAAATAAAGCTCAATTAATTGCTATATGTGAAGAAAGAGGATTAGAGTTTAAGAAAAGCTTCTCTGTTGCAAAACTAGAAGAGTTAATCCTTAAAAATCAATAAATAAAAGTGAGGTGATAGCCACCTTGAAAGTGATATGGTTAGAAACATCCATACAATATTATTTTGATGAAAATGAAGACATCTTTAAAAAAGATTTTTTCGTTTTTATAAACGGTACTAATCTAATTACTGATTATACTATCGAAATGACTGATGAATATGCAGAAGTAATATTTGATGACCCTTCTATCTCTATCGTTGCTATCGATGGTAGTGTGTTTTTTAGAGGGATGAAAGATGAAGAGGATGAGGAGCCAGAAGAACCAAAAGATGAAGATGATGAAGATTTTGATTTTGGTGATTTTGAAGAAGAACCTATCCCCCCTAATCACATCGTATTACAGGAAGAAAACGTAATCTTTGTAACTAATGTTACAGAAGAAGAAATTAAACTCCCTTTTGTAATTAAAGAATATATGAAAGAAACGTATCCTGACTTTGCTCAGAAAGTAATAAAAAGAGAAATTAAAATTAAACCTAATAAAAAAGAAATCTTAGCTAAAAGCATGAAAGGTAAATATGTTGAGGTTGAGTTAGAATCAAAAGTGTACACTTTGGAGTTTGTTCCTAGTTATTACTTTACAACTGTAGCGGCTTTAAAAGAATATATTCAAACAACTGGGCTTATTATTGAAGAAAAAACAGACGAACAACTGAAAGACAAAATAGTTGAAAAATCTACTTTACTTAAAAAGAAGTTTGGATTATTAAAAGAACATGTTGAAGATTTTGAACTTTACCCTGCTTATAAAAAATTAGTTCATCTGTATTGTATCTATGACTTCATAATATATGGATTTATAAACGGAGATGTAACTGATACCAATTCATCTTCTTCTGTAGGGGATAAAAAAATTACCTTGGGTAAATTTACTGCTGAAGATGATAATGGTTTTTCTAATAACAGTAATGGAACTAACTATTTACCAGACTTAATCAAGAATAAAATAGATATAGCTGAGGAAGATTTAAAGAGTTCAATTTTTAATAAAAGTGTATCGTTTAGCAGGAAAGGAGGAAATTATGTTCTTGGAAACAGAGTTCAAAAAAGCTTCCGAAACTGGTAAACCAGTAATAATTTTAAAATCACTTGGTGATTGTGATTGCTTTGATAAAAAATCTCTGTTACACTCAGAACCTAATCCCCATTGTCCAAAATGCTTAGGTACTGGAAAAAAGAGATTGAAAATCACTACTGAGAAAATTAGATATGATTATGTAACTCAAAGTTCAGATGTTTTAAATTCTGTGCTTGATACAACAAACGATTCTTTTACTTTTTTTATGCCATTCATTTACCATTCTTTAACTAACGAAGACCTTATCATTACTACTGACTCTAATCCTAAAACTTTTGAAGTAACTAATAAATTTGAATTTGTTCACGAAGATTTTTCTTATGTAGAAATAGTTGGGAAGAAAATACCATTTGTGTCTGGAGTGGCTTATGACAGATAAACTAAAAGAGTATTTAGCTGAACATGATAATGAATATATCTTTAAAAACCCCAATATCCTTTCAGATGTAATAGTGCATTTCCAAGATTTAATGGAATATGCTTTCCACGTAGAGGGGATAGAGGAAAATATGCAACCTAAAATGATTTTAGGTGAAGAAAATGTTGATAATGAAAGTGAAAAAACACGAACTTATGAACAACCTGTACTCTCAATTACCCTCTCAAAAAGAATGAGTTGTGGAACTAACGATAAATCTCTAACTGGTTTGTTTCATAACAACCTAATTGCAGGAGTTCCTAAGTTTATTCATAAGGTTAAAAAAATTGAAGATGAAGAAATAGAATTTGAACAAGGCGTTTTCTTTACTGATAACGAACTTTGTTTAACTTTAAAAACGAAAACTGTAAAAGAACAAATAGTTTTAATCAATTTAATTGAACGTGCATTGAATATTTATTCAGCAACTATAAGACCAGATTTTGTAGTGGTATGTGGAATTAAAGAAATTAAAACGGAAAGTAAAAAAGATTCAATTAATTTTGAAACAGCTAAAATCTATTTCCAATTAAGACTAAAGGAAATAGTGAATATAGATAGGCTATTCTTGCTAAGAGGATTTAAAATATTTACTGGACAAGATAAAGAAATTGAAGTCTCTAATGGTAAATTGGACAAAGAAGGTAATTGGCAAGATAATGTAGTCGCAGAATTTGAGCAATTCAACAAAATAAAATAATGGAGGAAAAAATTATGTCTAGTACAACATTACCTGGATTTCTTCTTACAATAGAAGATAATCAAACTACTACTGTTGAAGTAACAGCAGTAAAAGACGTTCATGTTATATATGCTGTGCTTCCAGAAACTATGAAATATGAAGATGAAGATGGAAACTATTACGACAAGTTCATAGAACCTAATAAGCCTCTTCTAATAGCAACTGGTGGAATTGATGAAGCAATTAATACTCTTGAAATATCTGATATAGAATTAACAAGAGAAGTAAAAAATATGCTTGCTCTAATGCCAAGTGATGCAACAATCGCTCTATGTAGAATAGTTACTAGAAATGGTGAACAACCAGATGAAGATAACTTAGCAGAAATGTATGAAGCTTTAGACTTTGCATTTGAAATGACTGAAAACTATCCAATTAAAGAAATTTATTGTGCTGGAATATCTCTTGATAAAGCTGTAGCTTTAAAAGCTAATGAGTTCACTGTAAAAGTTGGAGATGCTGACGAAGCAATGGATGCAGAAGAATTAGCTGCAATGGTTACAGAAGTTAGAGATATGAATGGTTCTAACAAAGTTGCTAGTAACAAAAATTTTGAATTTGCAGTTGAAGCAGAAAGATATGAAGGTTCTTTAACAGAAGAAACTGGTAAAGGAATTTTAAATAAATTCACTTTCTATATCGATGATGCTGTTGCTAAAGTTTATAACTCTGACAATGGAACAGAAACTTTTGAAATCATAGCTGATATTGATTACACTAACCCAACTGTACCAGTAGTTAAAGAGGTAAAATGTCCTGGAAATCTAAAAGCTGCTTTAACAATAGTTGATAACGCATTAAATTTAGTAATTACAGGAAGTGCAGAAGTAATAATTGATGAAGAAGCAGTTATAGACTTCAAAGGAAGTAGTCTTGTAATTAATACATTAGGACAAGCTCCAGCTGGTGAATTAGTGAGTGTAAAAGCAGCTGTAAATGTTAGTAAAGTTGCTTATGATGCTGATATCTTAACTAGAATACTTAAACATAATTCTACAATAACAGCTACTCAAAACAACTGTTTAACTTTCATGTCTCCAGAACCTCCTAAAAACTCTTCAGCGAAAGCAATTGTTGAATATGTAGATAGATGTATAAATCTACAAGAACAAATAAGAGAAAGATGTGTAACTACAAGCAATGGTAAAAAGATAGATTTAGGAATGTTCCTAAGTGTACCTGTTGGAGTAAACAGAATTGATTCTATCGGTGGAGTTACTGGTTTCTCTCAAGCAACTATCGCTACAATATCTGGAAATGTAATAACTACACAAAAACTAACTTCATCTTTTGAAGTAGGGGATTTAGTAGAAGTTTACACAAATAACAAACTTGATATTGAAATGGTTAGTGGAAGAGTAACTGGAGTAAGTGTTTCTGCTAATGAAACTACTGAAATCACTCTTGATGTAGAAATACCTCAATCAATCATTGGTACTAGAACTCCAAAATACATAATGAATGTAAATAATAAAGACTTCAATGGAAACTACATGGCTATCCAATACTCTAACATTTGTAGAGAAGCTGGTGTAGAACGTTCTCCTGCTGGTTTAGTATGGACTGGAGAATGTCAAGTAATGTTCTCTGAAGCACAAAAAAATAAATTAAATGCTCTTAAATATGCAGTTCTAGTTCAAAAACATGGAACTACAAGTGGAGAAATAGATAAATCACAACTTATGACTGGAGTTAATTCTCAATTCCAAGACTATGAAAACATAGCTGTTATTTATAATATCGTAGCAGGATGTAAAGAAATAGCAATGAATTATAAAGGTCAAAGAATCAACGATAGTACAGACTTAGCTCTAATTAAAACAGAAATGGAAGATGCTGTATTTAATCCAGGAGTTGGAGTATTTATCACTTCTGGTTATGAACTAACACTAAGAACAGCTCATTTACAAGCTACTGGTGGAAGAAAAGAAAAAGCGTTATTCATTGACTTTACTGTTACTGAAATAGAAACATTAAAACTTCTTAGAATGACTGCTAGATTAAGCTAATTTAATTAAAAAATAAAAAAAGTTCCCAGTTTGTCTAACTTTGGACTCTGGGAATTTTTTAAAAATATAGAGGTGAAAAATGCAAAAAGAATTTTACAGTAGTACGCTAAACGGCGTTGAGTTAAAAATAAAATTCGCTTTCCCTAAAATATATTTTACTAAAAGTTTTGATGATATTGATAAAAACGTCTATTACGACATCGGTGTATTAGCTGACATTGGTTGGAGCAAAAGTAATAGTGCTACACCTCAATATTCGTTAAATATGATTAAGGCAATGGATATTACAGCTGGTATGAGTATTGCTCAAGGTGAAATGACTTTTAAAACATTCCATCACGATTCTTTATCAGTACTAAAAGCTGAAATATTAAAAGGTATAAATAATGGAGCGGATAAAATAGAGTTCCCTTTAATTGAAGATAACCCATTTGTAACTTTGGAAGATTATGAAGAAGATTTAATTTTCGATACACACTCTGACCCTGAAAAAATCAACTGGTCTCAAATGCCACTTTTTGATGTAATCCTTATTTCACAAGCAACTTCTGATTTTTCTGACCAAAAAGTTAAAATCAAAAAAATTCAAGGTGTAAAAATTACATCAATGGGATTTGCTGAATCAATCGAATCTCTTGAAATGAATAGCATGGCTTCATTCATGGCAATAGGAGAAATAACTGATTGGGAGGATATGAGTGTAGATGAGTAGAGATTATGAATTAGGAAAAATACTCTGTAAAGGGTCAGGTTTAAAAGCATATTTTGAAATAAAACTTTCAAGAGGTTCTGGTACTGACAAAGAGTACAAAACTTTCAGATATGAAGTTGGGAGTATTCAACAAATATTAGCAGAATCTAACAGACAATCTTCTTGGAACTATGTAGCAGGAAGAAGTAATCCTGTTGGTGTAAACAGAGGTTTAAGAAATGTTTATGGAACTATTACTTTCCAACAGATGGATAGTAGCGTACTTTATTACATGTTTGAAGATGTTAGAAAATGGAACGCTGAAAAAAGTGCATTGGAAAGCGGAAGTTTAGATGGCTTTAGTTTTACTGACTTCACTTTGGCTGAAACAAATGCTGCACTTTTAGGTACTGCAACTGAAAGTGAAACTGTAAAATTATATGATTCAGAATTAATAAAATTAGATGACTTACCACCTGTTGATGTTGTTGTTATAGGTACTGCTGACCAGATTGATGCTTCTACTGGTGTTTATGAAGTAAATAATACTTATATGTTTAGGGCTAAAAAAGTTACTTTTATGTCTGAAACTTTCGGTATAACTGCTGGTGCACCTCTTCATAACGTTGCAACACAAGTACTAATCTTAGGTGGAGTTGATACTTGGGAGAAGGTGAATAGCTAATGGCGAGTACATTTAACAATTATTTTAACCCTAGTAAAGTGTTTGATTCATTCAATGGAACAGAATTAAAATGCTATATGAAAGTGCCAAAAGCATATGATGTATATGGACAATTAGAAGATTTTGCTTTAGTTGAAATGGGTAACATTTCTGCTATTTCTGCTGTTGAACAATATGCAGCTGAACCTGTACCTGCAATAGGACACACGAGACCTATTGGAGTAGCGATAGGTTCTTCTATAGTTACTGGTTCAATGTCGTTTGAGGTACTTGAAAGCGGTTTTGTAAACGAAGTAAAAAGAATATTAAAAGAAGCAGGAATCAGAAAAATATCCCTGAATGTATCTGATGACCAAAATGACCTTAAATTCGGTTATGATGATATTGGAGAAATCAACGACTTCCCAATGGTTGATATAGTAATCATTGGAGTTAAAGAAAATGATAAAAATAAAAAAATCCAAAAAGAAATCATTGGAATTAGATTTAACAATGAGCAATCTGGAATTGGTGTTGGACAAATAGCTGTAAAAGAACAATATTCGTTTATTGCTCAAGCTATGTCTGACTTTAAACCTGTTAAAGGTGTTGAAGAAGATGCTGTTGGCGATTCCAATGATGAATATGAAGATTGGATTTTCGGATAGGAGGGAATAAATAATGGCTGAACAAAGCGTTGAGTTTGCAAAAAGACCCCTGTCTTTTAAAGTAGGAACAGGAAAAGATGCTAAAATTTTTATTAAATTCGTAGTAAATGAAACGGTTGACGGAGTAGAACAAAAGAACATTTATAACATCCCTATGTTAAACCTTAACTCAATACAAGTATTTACTTCAAAACCTAAAGTTCCTAGATATACTTTTGGTAGTGCTGACCCAAAAGGATTATCTAAGGGGATGAGACAAGTTAGTGGTTATATCACTGCTGTTACTCCTAACCAATCTTTAGGAAAATTAATTAGAGAAAAAATGAAAAATTATAAGCCAATTGAAGCTTCTAATTTAAATCTTGATACTGACGGAATAATCACAATAGAGGAATTAGATAAATTACAATATTTAGACCAATTGCCTCCTTGTCAGATAAATATATATTTAACTCATCCAGATACTAAAAAGGTTTTCTCTCAAGCTGTATATGGCGTTGTGTTTAGTAGTGAAGCACATAATATAGGAAATTCAGCGGCAATGGGAGAACAATATAAGTTTGCTGCCGCTTCAATAGGAGTTCTAAAACACGAATCAGTTTCTGAATCTAAAATATCATCATGAAAAAAGAGCCTAAGTTGGCTCTTTTTTTGTTTGAATTATCAATTAAAATCGATTATTTAGCCTTAAAACGTTTTAGTCTATAAAGATATCCAAAAAACAGTTAGACACCGTTTATTTTTGATTTTATAAAGCT